TTATGGAAATAGGTGCAAACCAAATGTTTTGCTTGGGACCAGCGGTGACCAAAACTGTATCAATGTCTGGATCATTGTTGAGCTCACGCAACATGGGGACTCCCTCGGCATCAGACCGCAACACTGCCACTGGATCCTCTGGAGGGCCGTATACACCATCGGTTTCTGTTTCAAATTCAAACATCCAACGAGTACCAGTTTGGTCCTGTATCGGTGTAGTCAGAGCAAACAATTGCGTTCGCAGGCCTAGAATTTGTGTAAGTGTTTCCCAATTGCGTTGTTGATTACGGCTGCGGTTCCAAGATTCAGTATCCCGTATCACTTGACCAGCACGATCCTGGAATGGCATTTGAGTTGTTTTACAATGACCAGTTATGCCAGTCACAGTAATATCAAACTGAGTTTGACAGGCAAACTTCACTTGGAGTTCCTACTGAGTTCGTACAGTATTTCAACTTGTTCGCACAAGTGATCAAGTTCAGGGTTATCCTTGCGGGCTTGCAAAATTTCTACCCAACGTTTTGAATTTTCTAAATCTTTAAGCTCTTGTTGTAAAGCAGGATCTTGAGAATACAATTCTCTATGACTGCTTCCAGGCTGCCGAGCATATACTGTACGGCCACCGTCGGGACTTTCAAACACTGTTACTTCTGTTATTTTGCTGACCATCATGCTAGTATTTAAGTTTATTATAGTAAAGTCAACAAAAAACCCACCGAAGTGGGTTTTAGGTATCAATAAAAAATTGATTAGGTTGACAACTTGAAACCAGCATTTGTTGAGCTGTTAATTTGATTAACACCAACAACACCAGCTGTGTTAGCTACAGCGGTTGCAACTGTAGTGTTAGCAAATGAGCCAGTAGGATAGATAGCAACGCTGAGGGCTACGCCATCAACTTGATACATCGCAACTGTGGTTGTTTGCTGAAGAGCTTGCAACACGTTAGCCACGAAACCATTAACTTCACCTTGTGAGTTCATTGTGTTAGCAGCAACGAAACGATAAAAGTCAAGTTTAGGACCTTGTGGTTGAACTGAATTACCAGCCAACGTGGTACCTTGTGGCAATGGACCATTCAATGTGTCTAATGCAAATACTGGTTGTGATCCACCAGAAACTACGGTAATATAAGCCATTTTAAATCTCCTTAATATATGGCCACTGTGGGCCTACTTTTATTTATACCTTTTGGTAAAAATCAGGAGTTAGGTAACCAAATTAGGGTTATTTAGGATACGATTTCCGGCACTGAACCCAAATCTGTTGACCAGTTTAGCACGGCCTGCAGGAGTAGCCAGCACCCAACCTTCATGCCCGGGTTCTTGACGATCCAGTTGAGCCAGCATGTCTGTTTTGATTTCGTGCAACAGTAGGAATGCTGTAAATGCCGCAGTAATGCCATCCATGTTTGATCTAGGACTTTGCAGGTATTCCACTATGTTGTTAAACTTCCGCGGTGTTGTGTTCTGTTGTAGCCATGCACCAAAGTCAGGCAACAGATTTGTATAGTCTGTGGTAATTCTTGAATTGACATATCGCTTGCACAATGCTGGCAAATCACTGAGTTGTGCTGCTCTAAGGTCAGCTGGATTAAACAAGCCGTTGATTGCGGCGCCATGCTGAGTGATTAGTTGTTGAAGTTGTTGAACTAGTTTTTTGTCGGGTGTAACATTTTTAATGTCTTTGACTGTGGGTTCAACAATTAACAAACCAGGCACTTGGTTCAAGTTAAGATGATGTATAGGTTCAGCCTGTGCATCAGCAGTTTTATATCTGGTATGAGCCGCGATGCCTACTTCACTGGCTCCTATAGCTTTGCCTAATTTACTGGCTGCCGGAATACGATATTCTACAAAATTAGGTTTAAATTCATAAGCACCCGATACTTCAGGTGGCGTTGCTGTATACAGCAAGTCGCCTTGAATATAACCTTTAAAATTAGACGGGGTGGCGGCTTCTAACAAGGGCCATAGTTTGGCATAGATACCAATTAGATCGCCACGATCGCCGCCACGCTGATTCATAATACCAGCCAGTTGTTGTATGCTGGTAGCACGACCCGCATATCCTTTGGCAGTGAAACCTGATTTGTCAGTCAATACAAATTCACCATTTTCATCACGTCCCCAGATAATAGCAGGCTTGCCATCCCACTTGACTGTGGTATGTTTGCGGGTGTCTTCGGCAGCATGGTTCATTATGGCCATGGCTTCTTCAACACCACGTGTGCCACGATCAAACACCAGGTCTTCAATGTGCGGAATACGTGCTTCGGCCTCTGTCAATACTGTTTCGATCAGGGGTGTCATGCCTTGATTGACAATACGGTCACGCAGTTTGGCTAAGAAGTTTACTTCTGTATAACCTGTAACAGGTGGAATATTAACGCTTTCCGTTGTATCTTCCAAGAACGGCAGGCCTTCACGTTCCATATGCTGTTTAAAGTCTGCAATTTTAGCGTCACGATTGGGATCTCGTTCTATCGCCTTTAATATAGTTTCTACACTACGCAGATCTGCACGAGTGGCTGTTTTGTTTAGCAATAGTTTGGCTGTTTTGTCCGGATCATCGGTTATAAGTTGATTGGTTGTGCGATCCATGATACCGTCATTTTGATTTAATTTATAGCCCATGGCTTTGGCAATACTATTCATCATAACATTACGCTCACGACCCTTGTATTGGCTACCAAGTCCGCCGCTTAACACAAATTGACTCCATTTGGGTTTTGCTAAGAATGTAAAGTCTGTTTGCACATATCCGTTCTGAGGTCGGCCAGTGATGGGAGTTTTGAAATGCACAATACTACCAGTTTTCTTTACATAGTCTTCTGTTTTAAATCCGTGACTCAGACACCACTGGTTGAGTCTAGCTACCATTTGATCTTTGCTGAATTTATTGGCATCAATACCAAGATCCAAGTCGCCACTGGATTCTTTTTTGCCTGTACTGCCTAGCCAGCGTTCTGGATAGCCTTGTGGATGACTTTGATCAGCTGTATCAGGATCTAGTTCCCCGTGTAGATCTAATCCAGTCAATTCCTCTAACCAAGTAACTGTGGGATCAACATCAGTCTGATTGATACGCTGTGTTAATGCGCGACCATCGCCGTCTTTGAATACGTTGCCACCTTCAAGTAAATTCATCATTTAAATCCAAGGGCTTGTTTAATTGCAGCGGCCTTGACGGGATCCTGTTGAACCATGGTCCTGATTTTTTCTTGATTTTCAGGACTTATTAACATAGACAACGGACTGACTGAAGTTGCTCCAGTGCGGTTGGAGGATTTTTGTGATTGGCGAATCTCAGTTGACAACTTTTGCATAGCTGTCATGGCAATGGTAAGATATTGTTCAATGGCCTTGGGATCATTTTTCATAACGATAGTAGGCAACAATGCATTTAATTGTCTTAAAGTTTCAGGATCTTGCCGTACCTGTGCCATACCGACAGTTTGATTGGTCCCAGATACTTGACTGGTCAATTGTTTGTCTACCCATGCTTTGAATTCGTTGGCACGGTTGCCAGTCATAACAGTTTTTGTATTTTGAGGTTTCACTGGCGTACCAGTTTGTGGCTTTGCGCCAGGAAGACCACCAAACCCAGTCTTGGGAGTAGCTGATGCTGCGGCTACTTTTTGTTGGTACTTGGCTAGTTCGGCTGGCGTTGGTGCTCCTGCAACTGCTTCGGGTAGTAAGCCTGCCGGCGTTGGATTGACTACCTGGCCAGCATTTCGATTAGTAGCATATTTGCCAGTGGGCGTTAATGGAGTAGGTGCCGATGGTGCGGCCCTTATTGGACCCGTGGGTTTTTTAGCTTGAACTTGTTGAATCCATTGCTGTGCTAGTTGTGCAGCACGTTGTTGAGTTTGTGCGGCTAACCGAGAAGATTTCTGCTGGTCAAACTGTGCTTGTAATCGAGCATTATCATCTTGATAATATTTGTTCATTGCAGTGGCATAACCGCTAGCGGAGGTCAATGCTCCTGGAGTATTCATTACTGTCATGGCTTTTTTAATAGGAGTTGCATTGCCAACAGCGGAGGATGCCGCGGAGGCTGCACGGCCTAACCCTTTGCCTACATTTTTAACACCACTTGCTACTGAACTGGCGGCACTTTTTGCTTTTTGTCCAATCCATTCGGATGGAAGTGTAACTTCTACCAACGAGGCGTTATTGCGTTGCGTTATTTCATGAATTTGCATCGGTACGTCTCACAGTGCGGGTAAATTTACCAGGGTCACGCTGGTTAATGGCATTGATCAATTTACGTTGTAGATTTTGTGCATCTTCGGTGCTGTAACTAGAATCAATTTCCTCTAGCAAGCGTATGGCACTGGCTATGATATTGGATGCGCGATTCTCAATCACATGACGCTGATCGCGCTCAATGTACATTGAATCTAATTCTTCTAATAAACTACGTGTTTTCTTTTGCATTTTAGTCCAGGACCTTTGTATTATTTATTTATTTTTAGGGTATTTCGGCACAACTAAATATGAGACTCATGCGCAAAACAACAGTTTCTAGTCATAGTCAATTTCAGCCGTTAAAAGAAGTATGGATTGGTGGAACCTACCCTACACAATTTTACACTCATCTTGGAAATAAAGCACACGATATTTTTGCCAAAATAACTGAAATTACTGAAAAAGATTTTAATCGGTTGGAAAAGACCATTAATAATCTTGGCGTAACAACTGTACGTCCTAAATTTACCAGAGTCGACGATTATCTTGATGAGCAGGATCATTTGCTTAAACCACCTGTTAGTCCTTGCGATTTTGCACTGACATTAGCGGATACTTTGTATATAAGTCCACAATATACCTCAGGGGTTGATCCGTACCAACATGCGCTAGATCAATATCGTGCAGACAATCAGCATGTACACATAATTGACCGTGCTACACCAGAGCCGTGGGCCTGGGTAACATTTGCCAGTGTAGTGCGTGCCGGACGCGATATTTTAATTGATTATGATCCAAAAATTACTAAATCTAAGTTGTATGCTCAGCAAGTTGCTGAAACTTTAAGTCAAAATTATAGAGTACATTTAAGTGGCACTGGCGATCATAACGATGGTGTTTTTTGCCCGATACAACCAGGACATATTATGACGTCTCATTATCGGCAAGTGTACAAAGAAAGTTTTCCCGGATGGTCGGTATTTCATTTACCGGACACTACCCAGGCACGTGTTAAACAGTTTGGAACAAATCAAAAATGGTGGTTGCCAGATATTGATTATGGACATTTTAATTCAAGTATTATATCTGTAGCAGAAAATTGGTTAGGTAGTCCGCACGAAACTGTATTCGAAGTCAATATGCTAGTAATTGATGAAAAAAATATTGTCTGCGGCGCATATAACGAACTGGCTTTTAAACATTTTGAATCATTAGGTATTACTCCACACTTGGTAGAATTTGAGTCGCGTTTATTTTGGGATGCCGGTATACATTGTTTGACCTCAGACATACACCGGTTGGGCAGCTGTGAAGATTACTGGCCTGAGCGAGGTGACAATGGCATTTATATCATTAATGAGTGGAAGTAATGCAAGAACACATTCAATTTGAGTTTGGATTTCAATCTGAATACTGGGACTTGCCTCCCAAGATAGATATTTTTATCAACAACGTGTTGGTGTGGTCTGGTGCAGTGGAGTCAAAAAATGCCCGAGTGTTAGTCAATCACACACTCGATTACAATCAAGAACATTTACTTGCTATTCGACGATATAATAAAACCGACAATCAGTGTGTAATTTTAAATGATGGCACTTGTAAAGATCAATACTTAATAATTAAACAGGTAATTATTGATGATATTGATATTCAAAATCTTGTGTGGCATCGTAGCTGGTATGAACCAGAATATCCCACAGCATGGAAGCAGGAGCAAGAATTACAGGGTGTTGTATTAGAGACCCACGTACCCGGTGAAACTTGGTTTGGCCATAATGGCACTTGGTATTTTCAATTTACTAGTCCATTTTATCAATATGTAATAAATCAATTTAGGTAACAAAATGGAATGGAATAAAAAATCGATCACCGAAAAACTGCATCCTATTAATGATGCTTATATGAAAAAACTACGATCTGACTGGTTTTCGTGTCCGCAAAAAGAAATAGGTTATAAAGAATTTATTCCTCAGGCCATTGAATGGTTTCAAAGTTCTCGTGTTAATAATATTCAAGGATGGAATGCGTTTCCGTTAGTCGATGTTACCATGGGCAACACGCACTACATTGAATCATTTATTCTTAAGTACGGATGGGATGGGTTCCAAATTCTTAAAAATGAGTATGCTTACTACACGCTAATGGGCAAACACGGAGTCGATGTTGAGGATCTTGAACCCAACAAACCGTTGTTGATAACCTTGCCACATTGGTCATTCTGCGATTTACGTCCAGAATGGCAGGATGTATTGAAAATTTGCGAACAAAGAAA